TAGAAGCCGAATCCGGGAATGTAGCCGTAATGCACAAAGTGCTGGCGCTTTTGCTGGGTTTCATCGTCTGGCTCCCAGTTACGTCGGATAGCCAGAACTTCGCCACTTGATTTGTCGAGAGTGACAATGTAAGGGATGGCAATTCCTGTTGGCTCTCCGTTTTCGTCTGTGTGCTCATAGCCTTCCAAGTCCAAATCAACGCAGATTTCAAGAATCTTGTGACGGTCATCCATGCTCGCACGGAAACCCATCTTCTCGGCAATCTTTTTCTCTACTTCGTCTAGTGTGTTCTCTGGTTCACCCAGATCAACATCACGCCAGAAGCCCGCAACTTGCAAACGTCGGACATCGTTCTCTGTCTTGCGCATCACATGGGTGATACGTGGAGCAGAAGCCAGATCAGACGCGCCATAAGGCACAACCAAGTCTTCGGCCGGCACAAAAATTGATACCTGACGGTTCAAACTTGGGTCAAAGTACACCTTCTTGAAAGCGTTACCTGACAAGCCCAAGCCCCAAAGCATGCGCTCATGCTCAGGACGGTATTCGTTCATCACATCGGTCAGCTGATGGTTCATGTCCTCTTGGACGCGAGTTGCAGCTGCTTTTTTCTCTGGCGTTTCTTTGCCAATGATCTGTGTTTTGACTGGGCCGGATGCTGGGAACGTGGCCTGCATTGTCTCGGCTTGGAACTTCACCAAAGCTTCTGACATCAGTGGGTGATATACACCGCAAGCGCCTTCCCATGGCTCGGAGCGCTCTTCAATCTTGAGGCCAAGCAGCTCTAGGCCGTCAACGTAAGTTTGAATCCAGTCTTTGCGCGAAGCAAGGTCTTCTTCAAAGTCGGAAATCAGGTCAGACGCAAGTGAAGCCAGTACGCTTTCTGGCAAGTACTCTGCAAGGTTGGCATCAAAGTCTTCGTCCGAAGGTTCTGCCGGTTCCATATCAATTTCCAAGCCGTCCATATTGATATGTACAGCCTCTGGATTTTCAATTTCGATTTCAATGCCGGGCGTTTCATTGAAAGCCGCTAGTTCTTCGAGCCCTTTTGGAGCTGCGTACAAACCTTTATCCATTGCCATATTTGTTCCTGTCAGTAGTATGCGCGGGCTTTACGGAAGCCGGCTATATCTTCGCGTTCGTCAGATTCTAGTCTTAAAAATCCGCCTTGTCGAAACCTAGTAACTGCCATAACGGCCGTGTCCACCAAGTCATCATGCGCAGCATTTGGGAACGCTGCCATTTGCTCAATCATCTCCTGTGCCCATCGGGTTTCTGGCGCCCAAACTTTGCCGCCCTGAAAAATCGGAGCGATGATGTTCAGTCGAGCAATCTTGTCATTTGATTGACCGGCTTTTCCGCGGGTTGGCGTGTAGCCACGGATAAACATTCCGCCCTGTTTGTTCAGTTCTTGGATCAGTGGTGCACCAGACGCCTTGGCTTCAATGATGCAATCATCTGGCTGCCACTCTTCATAGTGTGACCGCGCTTTTTCCTTGAGCTCAGGAAATTCCATGCGTTTTTGGAAGCAGTCCAGCAGAATAATGTTGGGTTGGGCCGTGTCATCGTTCAAATAAAAGACGCCCCACGTAGAACAGGCCGAGTAGTCTGACCGGTCGTTCTTGGTAAAAGCCGTGTCCCATGCTTGAATGATGAAATCACAAGGAGGCGGCTCGTCTTTTTTCCAAACTTGCCACCAATCTCTCTTAATGATCGCACCCTCTTCGCCAGTTGGAGCTTGCTGGTACTGAGCATTCCACTTGCTAGGAGGCAATTCCTCTCTCAGAGCTTCCAATAGTTCGAGCGACCAGTATTCTGGCCACAAAGAATTGCCAGAAGGCATGATCGCAGGCAGCTCTACGACATCCCACTCGTCAATCTTTCCTCGTTCGGCCGCATCTTTGAGAGCTCGGCCGATCAAATCCCTCTCAGACCATCTCGTAGCGATGATGATGATGGCGCCGTTGGGTTGGAGACGCTGACGTGGGCCGGATGTGTACCATTCATACGATCTGTCGTACACGCTAGGGTCATGGGCAGCCAAAGCCGCCTCACCTTCCGTGTGTGGGTCGTCAATAATCACGATGTCAGCACCGCGGCCGGTCATCGTACCGCCAACACCAATCGCAAAATACTCACCATCGTGGTTAGTCGACCATCGCCCGGCCGCTTTCGAGTCTTGTCGCAGCGCCACGTCAGGAAAAATCTCAGCGTATTGCTCAGACATCACCAAGTTACGCACTTTTCGGCCAAAACCCACAGCCAATTCGCCAGTGTTGGACGCTTGCATTACCTTCTTTCCCGGGAATTTACCCAGAAACCACGAAGGAAACAGGTACGACCCAAACTCAGACTTGGTATGCCGCGGTGGTAAAGAGATGGCCAGACGTTTAATCTTTCCGGCAGCCACGTCCTCAAACTTCTTAGCCAACAAAGCATGGTGTCGACCATGAATAAAGCCCGGCCACATTTTCTTGACGTAGGCCATGAAGCTGTCTTGGCACTTCTCCCGCTCAAGAGCTTTACGATAAGCCTCGACGTCCGCCAATAACTGCTCCTGCTCACTAGGAGCCAGAGTAGCCATCAACTTATCCAGCTCAGAGAACTCTTGCGGAGCCGACTTTTTATTTTTTTGGGTCATTTGCCAAAAGGTCCAAGCGCAGCCAAGTAATCTTCTTCCGTGGGCATGGCTTCATAGGTCATTTCAAAAATGTCAGGCTTGCATGGGTAATGTTCACCCTTTACGCCTGTGATGATGAAATCTCCCGGACAAACGATATGGCCGCCTTCAAACGTATCAATCCAACCATGATCCTGAAAAACTTGCCCGCAATGCTCGCACTCTTGGAAGGCTTGACGCAACGGGTGGCGGAAGTAGCGAACAACCTTTCCTTCGGATATGTATGGGTCACCATCACCCGGTACAGGTGTCACGGTTCTTGTTTCATCAAGTGGGTGATCCCCGTTCTTGAACCACTGCACTGCCTCGATCACAACTGGCTTTTTTCTGTATTTCATTCCAAGTTCCTAAAGTTGATATACACCGGCCGCACCGTCCTGCCACACCCATCTATCTTCTTAAACACCCCAAGCTGGACCAACTTGTCCACCAATCTGGCCGTGTTTCCCAATCCCATCTTTCCCCTCTGGTTCGCAATATCCCTCATGCTCGGACTAAACCCAAACCTCTTCCACCATTCATCCACAATCAAAAACACTTCCCTTTGCGCTGGACTCATCTCCATCTCCATACACTGCTGTTCTGTCCGGTCCTTTTTTTTGGCCGTCATCCTGTAATTGATCTCAACTTTTCTCACCATATTTGCAGGTTTGAACCAACATATTTTGGTTCTCCCCTCCTCTTAGTTCTAAATTTTTATACTACCCTAGGCCATTTGGTTTAGAAACATGACCGGGGGGTGTTTCCAAATCGTCATCAACTGAGGGTGGCGCTGATTCGTCAGGGGGTAGGGGGTCGAGTTCTGAAGGGGATTGTTCGAGTGGATCTTGGGATTGTTTGAGTGGAATAGTATGTATGTGTGCAAGGGACTCCAACTGGCCATTCGGGGTGGTGGGGGTCGCGCTAGGAGCCCGCAGCTCATCGACAAGGGACTGGGCCTCGACTTCTACGGCATCGGTCGCATCTGTCGTCATCATCTCGCGCAACTGTCTCATCACCTTTGCGCGTGCATCATCACTGCTGGTTATCGTGGTCACTTCTTTGCGCTCAGTGAAGGCCGCGACCTCCGTTACCGTGCCGAGAACCTTCGCAGCTGCTACCACCTGAGAGTGATTAGCCTCAGGGTCAATGATCACGGAAACGAGACTTTCTATAACTAAAGCTCTCAAAGCCGCTGGGGTTTGGTATCTTTGCCCCTCTAGCGCTAGGCTATACGCGTCACGCATCGCGATCACATCGGGTTTCTTTCTGAGCTTGTAAGCATCATTAGCAATAGTGGCGACCTTTCCCTTTCGGTTGAAGGCTTTTTTGTAGGCTGCACTTGGTGCGTCACCTTTGGCTAGGTTCATTGCATATGCTTTCTGTTTGGGCGTGAGAGTGCTATTAACCGCCGTGCCCATGATGTCCACGAATGGCACCTGATCTAGTCCCGCCTTGATCTGTCTGCGTGATAGTTTGCTTGTATTCATGTGGCGGATTCTATAGGAACAAACTAAAACCATGCAAGAGCCCGAAACGAAGGAAGGAAGACAGCAGGCAGGGACGGGTAACGATAGACACGGGTTCTATATACCCCTACGTATAGAGCACACCTCAAGCTGTCCGCTGCGCTCAGCCCGCGAACAACTCAAGGCCGCCGCGATACCTGCCACGCTCACCACCAACCCAGCCGCGCACCAACTGCACAGCACGGAGACGCAGGGGAAAGCACAGACGGGGATTGTCTTATCCCCTATAGGTAGATCACACCTCGAACCGTTACCCGCTGCCGCCGCTCACCATCACCACGGCAAAACCACTGGACAAACGATCAGTGAAAACCTAGGGTTTGTCCTAGGTCAGCATCATTGTTTTGTAAGGTTCATGTAAGAATAGGTGCACATACTTACACACATCAACAACAGGAGCCCGCAGCATGAACAATCTAGACAGAATCCAAGAACTAGAAAAAGCGATTGCACGTATTGAGCACGACTACACAAACGTTATCGGCGGAAGTGCAGCGTATCACTCAGGCAAGCAGACACACCTAAAACCAGCAGCACAAAAGAAGCTGGACAAACTGAACCGCGAACTAGATCAATTGCTCGACCAGTGCGAAGCATAAACAAAGGAGCCCGAACCATGAAAACCGCCCGCACCCTATACCGCATCACCCGCAACGCTATCACCCGCGAACTGTCCCGCCGGTTTGGTTACCAAACAATCGGCACCGGTGAATTTATGCAGCTTGAATCAGCCACGCATTACACCCTCACACGCCAAGACGCCCAAGAATGGGCGCTCTGCTATCCGTCCGCCGTGATCGCCTCAAAGGGTGCGATTGTCGCCAGCTTCATCAACCGCCAAGGAAACTGAAACCATGAAACGCATTAACCACCCCCCACAGGATGCAGCCTATATCGGCAGCACCGAAGGCCCCGACCAAATCAGCGAAGAAACCGCCGACCGTATCGCAGACGCCACCGCCCCCGCCTACATTCAAGACGAAGACGGCCACCGCCATTTTTTTGACCTTTGCCCCGTATAACCCACAGGAGACCACACCATGAACACGAACACCGATACCGCCGCCATGCTCGCCGCCACCGTTGACCAGCTGGCTTACATCAAGGCCAAATTGTCAGCCCTGAAAGCACAAGAGGACGAACTCAAATCCATACTGGCAGCAGCAGGGCCCGACATTATCGAAGGCGCCGAGCACCGCGCGGCCGTCAGCATCACCGCCCGCACGGCCATAGACTGGCAAGCAATAGCCCAGCACCTCAAACCGAGCCGCCAGCTAATCACCGCGCACACCAAAGAGGGCGCACCGTTCGCCGTGGTGCGAATCAGCGCCAAGAAAACCAGTTAAGGAGCCGCCGCCATGCTTATTTTGTCCACCAAGTTAAAAAACCGATTCACGCCCGCCCACGCCGTGGCCCTTAAAAATATCCGAGTGAACGAAGACAAACGAGGATGCAGCGGGTTTATATCGCTGCAAGGTTTCCACGTATACGTGAGCACCGAGCCATGCGGGACGCTGGGCTTTATGTATCGCACCGCCAAGCACACCAAGGACTGGACGGGAGGCCCCAACCGCTGGGCCAAAGACTTAGATTCTCTGGTTCGTGGCGTGAATGAACTACTAACCGCCCAGATCATCCAAGCCCGCACAGGCGCACCCGCTGGCCGCTTGATCGTTTCACACATAGGAGCCTAAACAATGCAAGCACCGAGCGACAACTACCACGCCACCGCCCTTGCGCGTTATCAGGCCACGATTGACGCAGAAGACGAAGCCGAAGACGGCCACACCTGCCAGAACTCAGAGCCCAGCAATTACGGCCATGAATGTGGAGACCCCGCCGAATGGATAGGGGAAGACGTGGACGGATACCGCGCAACATTTTGCAGCCAATGCCGCCACCACGGCCACGACGCCCGACTTTTCCACACTTGGACCCAACTTTAAAAGAGACACCATGAACACAAACGACCAAATCAGAGAAGCCTATAAAAAGGGCTACGCGGACGCGACAAAAAATCTAATCTATTCGCCCGAAGGTATAGCGCAGGCCATGACGTGGGACGGCCACCAGATCGCCGCCCTATTTCTGGACGCCCTTACAGATGCAAATTTTCACACCCTCCGCGCACAACTGGAGCCAATCATTAAGCAGCACCTAGAGGCATAAACCATGCGAACGTTAATCATTAAAAAATCAAGCAACGCCAAAACCGGACCAATCCCGACAACGTACAACCAGCGCGAGACGTGCCCACCCAGCTGCACACACTATCGAACGACATGTTATGCGGAAGGCTATCACACCGCCCTAGCATGGAACCGAGCCGACAAGGGCGCGACCGTGGAAGAGCTGGCCGATTTTGTGCGATCACTACCCGAGGGCCAGTTATGGCGCCATGCCGTGGCCGGTGACTTATGGGGCGAAGGTGAAACCGTGGACGCCGCCGAACTGGGTGAAATTGTGGCCGCCAACACCGGCCGCCGTGGTTTCACGTACAGCCACAAAAAGACGCCAGACGCTATTAAATGGATACGCCACGCCAACAATTGGGGTTTCACTGTAAACCTAAGCGCAGATGATGCAGGAGAGGCCGACACGCTCGCAGACCTTAACGCTGGCCCCGTGGTTTGCATTGTGCCAATGGACACGCCAACGCACAGCACAACGCCAGCAGGCCGACCGATAACAGTCTGCCCCGCACAAACGCGCGATTACATGACGTGCGCAATTTGCCAGCTATGCCAGAAGGCCGACCGCCGAACAATTGTCGGTTTCCGTGCCCATGGCATGAGAGCAAAGGCCACCGACACCAAAGCCCGCCGCATTATCCCAATTGTGAAAGCCTAAGCCATGCACAACACGCCACAACAAAACGAAGATTTTCGCAGGGCTTGGGACGCGACAAACGCCCGATGGAAAGCCCAGCAACCGAAGCCACAACCACCGAAAGCCTAAACCATGAACACACCGACACGCCTACATTTTTTGGAAATCACCCACTACCAGCAGCCAACCCGCCGCACTTTTTACACCCAAGAGGAGGACGCCGCCGCAGCATATGCGGAAGCCGTGGACCAAATCCAATTTTATGGTGATGTAGCCCAAATCAGGCAAGGCCAGCAGCAAGGCAACATAAAACGCATCACCGTGCGCCACACCAATATTTAAAAAGGCCGACACCATGCACCCAAACACCGCCCAGCCACTGGCCCGCATAGAGGACTTAGAAGCGGCCCTATATATGGCCCTGCCATTTGTGGAAGACCACGAAGACAGCCCAATTTACAAACCCAATGCCGTGGCAGGTGCCGTGGCAATAATTCGCAAAGTACTTAAGGAGGCCGAGCAATGACACAAGACAACGCCGCCCCGTGGTTTATTGCGGGAGACTTTAGCACCGTGCTGGGGATATATGAGAAGCGCGGGCGCATAGCCATGATTGA